ATCGAGTGGGTCGGTCGAGACTACGCTCGTCGTGCTATGCAGGCAGGCTGGGGCTACGATGACATCGCAACCAAGTTACGAGATGCAGGGTACAGCAACTCTCAGGTAGCGTCCGTTATCAAGTCCGCCAGGAGGATGGTCCCAAAGAGCAAGAGGGTCAAGCCTTCGACTCAAGGACCTACTCCTCCTCCATCGGCTGGCCAGGCTGCCGCGCAGGCGACACAGCCTGTCGTCAACCCGTTGGCTTCCGAGATCGATGACTTGCTCGCCAAGATAGACGCTGGTGGTGCTATGCCAGCGATGATCACTGGCACCCTTCGCAAGCTTGCACAGTCCGTGGGCGTCAACATCACGGACAAGATGAAGCCAGCAGATGTTATCAACGCTATCCGGAAAGCACGCGACGAAGGATTCGGCGTTCAATCAGAGAGGATGGCAACTCCACGCTCGATCGATATAGATGGCGTTGCTAGGCCAGCAGTCGATAGCACCGGATCTCCGATTCACACCACCGAAGAAGGAGTAAGGAACTTCTGGAAGAACTTCAAGGACAGCAAGGTGGTGGATGACCAAGGCCAGCCGTTGAAGTTGTATCACGGAACAGACCAAGACTTCGACGCATTCAACAATCCATATGCGGACGACCTGGCTGGTGGGTGGCACATGTTCGCCACCGAAAAAGAGTATGCAAACAAGTTTGCACTCAAGGGCACAGGCTCAAATGTAAAGCCGGTATACCTCGACATAAAAAATCCTCTCGACTTAACTTCTTTGCCAGCAAGGAGAGGCGACGTAAGAAACAAACTGGTTTCGCTTCTTGAAGAATCTGGCGTTGATACGTCTAGGTTATCTCAGTCACTGCCATACGAAAGAGACCTGTTTCAGTTCATCAATAGCAGGAACTCAAGGGCGGACTTAGTTGCTGCTGCAAAAGATGCTGGCTACGACGGGATCAAAATGCCAGACGTGCATGGCGAGACAGGAAGCACGACGTTTGTGGCTTTCGACCCAGCCCGGATTAAGTCCGCAACGGGAAACAGGGGCACGTTCGATGCAGCGGAGACAGACATTCGCAGGATGCCTATGTCTCCCGACGACCTAAGCAAACTCCCTGAACCTGTCGCTTCCGGTGCAACGACAGCCGACTCGTTCACTCCTCCAGAGACTGATCTATGGAAGGCAAGCAAGTTCGCTAAGATCTCTGACGAGCACGCCAAGTTCAGCCAAAGGATGGACAATCTCGTCAAAATCAAAGGCATCACTAAGACTGACGCCAACCTTCTGAGATTGATGCTTGCTGGCGCAAGCCAAGAAGGTATGGCAAGGATGAACATGCCTGCGTTCAATGCCGTCAACATGATTGACAAAGGGCGTGCTGCTGGTGTGTGGATTAAGTACACAGATCTCAGGTCTGGCAAGAAGTCGTTCGAGATCAAGGTCTCGAAGAAACGATCTGAGTCACAGTCTGGATTCAGTATCCTGCTCCACGAACTAGGCCACATGGCTCACGAGATATACAAGACCGACTTTGTGTCCAAGTACGGAGACGACATCGAGCAGTTGTTCAAAGAGGCTGCTGATAGCGGGGTCATGAAGGAGTACATGGGCGGGATGCACGGACAAGGCATGGCTTCATACCTGTCATCCACGTTCAACGAGCAGTTCGCACAGTTATTCGCAGACTCCATCGTCCGAAGGAGAACTCCTCCGGGTGCGTTGGCAAAGATTGTCAACGGCGTCAGGGACTGGATCGTTGGGTTCCTCGAAAGACTGAAGATCACCCAGCCTATTCCGAAGTCTGCGGAAAAGAGGATCGACGAGATCGTTGACGCACTGCTGGGTTACGACGGCAAGAAGTTGTCCGACCTTGCTCCTCCATCCGTTATTAAAGGTTCTGCTGGCAAGAAGCCAAAGGCTGCACCGCAGCCGACTCCTCAGCCGCCGACTCCCGGTCCTGTGGGTCCACCTGTCCTACAGCCACCGACTCCTCCTCCACCGAACTTCGGCAAGACCGATCCGTACTTCCCATCTCCAGGAAGCGGAGACCTTGCAGACTTGGACGATGCGTTTGCCACGAGGATCATAGGCCAACGAGCCTATGCAGACGGCGTCATAGGCTCGGTCGATGCGGACAAGGCTGCTGACGTTGCAGGCACTCCAGAGTTGTTCTCGGGCACGACTAGCGAGATCCTCGGTAGCATCCCTCGGGTTGGCAACAAGTCGATGAGTCCGACTCGTGTAGCCAAGAAGGCGTTCGGGATGGAGGAAGGCACAAACCTGAATCCATTGAACACCCGTGGCGTTGGCGGAAGGATGTCCAGTACGTTTGGGCCTATCGCTGCCGGGGAAGAAGTCGGAGCGTTCGTTGACGGACTGACCCGCATCCAGCCTTACATCGCCTTGCTGCGTAAGGGATACGAGCCGGAGGTTGCAGCAAAGAAGGTTGTCGCTGCACAGGTGGCCTACAGCAATCGCAACTTCACTCCGTTTGAGTTGAAGTACATGCGGAGGCTGCTGCCCTTCTATAAATTCTCAAGGTCCCAAATACCGTTCCAGATGCAGCAGTTGATGGAGAAGCCCGGTGGAGCACAGGCACAACTGTTCCGAGCACTGAATCAAGCACAGTCTCAGGGTGAACTTGCTCCGGACTACGTCAGGGATACTGCGTCGATCCCAGTGTCCGAGCAGAACCCGATCCTCCAAGCGTTGATCGGAGCACCACCGGAAGGCACGGACAGGTACATCTCCGGTCTAGGGCTGATGGCTGAGGACCTGCTGTCGGTAGGACCTGGAGTTCGAGGTACGGGCCAAGAGTTCCTGAGCAGACTGAATCCGTTGCTGAAAGGGCCGCTGGAGTACACGACCAATCAGTCGTTCTTCCAGGCTGGACCCGAGGGAGGCAGGCCGCTCGACGAACTCGACCCGCTGATGGGACGCATCCTCGCTAATCTGAGCGGACAGAAGGACGCTGTGCAGCTTCCACAGATACTCGAAGTCGCTGCTGCCAATTCTCCGATTGCATCCTTGCTCACCACGGCTAGGACGCTGACCGACCCGAGGAAGGCTGGAGATTACGGTGCTCTCAGCGAAGCCTCGCCAGTGCCACTTCCAGGCGTTCCTGCGCTGCTCAACACACTGACCGGCCTCCGAGTCACGGACGTATCTCCAGGCTCCAAGGACGCGATTGTACGCGACCTGCTGGAGTCCAGGATGAAGGGTGCTGGAGCCAAGGCTTTCGAGCGGGTTTACTTCTCGAAGGAGCAACTGGCACAGATGTCTCCCGAGGATCGTCAGGTAGCATTAGAGTTACAGGGCTTGGCCAACGTACTGGCTAAGAGAACTAAAGAACGTGCAGCAGAACGTAAGAAAAACGAGGCCAACAAATGAGTCAGTTGATTGCATACATCGGTTGGAGATTGGGATTGAAGTCGATCGACTCGGTAGTCAGTCGAGAGGACGAGACGCAGGCATCGAGCGATGTCAGCCTTCCAGCAGCGGTGTCTGGTACGCTCACGACACGGACGAGCGATTCGGTAGGTGTCGTCACGGTGGCATCGCACTCGATCACCACGTCGGACAAGGTCGCAGTTTTCTGGTCAGGTGGGTACAGGTACAACGTCGCTGTCAGTGCGACAAGTGGAACGACAATCTCGATCGGGTCCGGAGGTAGCGGTGACAATCTGCCTGCGGCGTCCACGGCACTCACTGTCTGCAAGGAGACGACATTGTCGTTTTCCCATGTCGGAAACGACATCAAGGGCATGGTCGTTCACTCTCCGCAGCGAATGTCTATGAACGTCAGGGATACGGTTCCTGCATCGCAGGTTGCAGCAGACGTTCCGGCAAACGAAGGCTGGTTCTGGATCAGCAACGCGACAGGAACAAGCCCGTTCGCAGGCGATACGCTTCAGGATATCATCCTCGCAAACGCAGACACGACCGCACAAACGGCTACGGTTTTGCTGCTGAAGAACAGCCTGTAACAATTCCTGAAAAATCTTTTCACACACCACTTCCACTGTCTCGATCACGACACTATCATGATCGAGAACAACCTAACAACGGGAGTTGGAAGTGGAACAGGGATCACAGGAATGGCTGCAAGCACGATGCGGCAAGGTGACAGGCAGTCGCTTTGCGGACGTGCTATCAAGCAAGCGTGGCATGTCTAAGACAGCCCTAAACTACATGCTGGAAATCGTCGGAGAGATTCTGACTGGAGTTCCGGCAGACACCTACACGTCGAAGGAGATGGCGTGGGGTTCTAAGCACGAGGAGTTTGCCAAGACGTGGTACATACTCGAACGCGGCGTGACGATCGAGGAATCGCCGTTCGTGCTGCATCCGGATAACCCATTCGTCGGATGCTCGCCTGACTCTCTGGTTGGCACGGAAGGAATACTTGAGATCAAGTGCCCGTACAACACTCGCGTTCACATCAACACGATCCTGGAGGACAAGGTCCCCGAGGAGTACGAGCCGCAGGTACACGGCAATATGTGGGTCGCACGCAGGAAGTGGTGCGACTTCGTCAGTTACGATCCACGCATCAAGGACGACAGGCTGCGTCAGCACGTTATCCGTGTCGATCGCGATGAGCAGTACGCGGAGTACATCGAGGAATCGGTGTTCCGTTTTGTGGAGCAGATCAAGATTCGACTCAAGAAACTGGGAGTATCGACGTGACGTTAGAGCAAAACATGAAACTGTGGAACAGCGTCTGTACCACAGATCCGAAGCGAACGAAGGCTGTCACGCTCGGTCGCAAGTGGACAGCGATTGACCCGACGTACCAGAACATGGAAGCCACCAAACTGTGGGGTCCATACGGTAAGGACTGGGGCTTAGACGACATCGAGATCAAGACTATCGTGATCGGCGACACGACTGTCGCAATGCTCAAGGGTGTGTTCAGGTATCCCGAGGGCAGGTTCCCAATCGTTGTCGACCAGAAGTTTAAGCCGGGGGATGACACCCTCAAGAAGTTGCAGACGAGTGCAACCTCAAAGGCGTTGTCCAAACTAGGATTCAGTGCGGATATTTTTCTCGGAATGTTCGACGACGTGGATTACGTATCCGGACTCAAGGAGCGGTCTCGTGCAGGCCAAGAGGCCATCGACAGACTGTCTGAGAAGATCCAGAAGATGAGCACGATGGCAGAGATGGCAGCGTGCAGAGAACGTGCAGAGGCGTTGCTAAAGAGCAACAAGATTGACGGTCCTTCGTTCAATGAGTTAATCATGCTCACTGAATTGAGAAGGTCTGAACTCAGGTTAGGGGAGATTGCAGAGTGAGATTATTAAGACTAGAGGTCCACAACATCCTTCGGGTCAGTGACCTGGACCTAAACATGGAAGGCCACCATCTGGTGTTGATCGGTGGTCGCAACGGACAGGGCAAGACCAGCGCCATCAAGGCGTTGCTCATGGCTCTGTGTGGCAAGCGGAAGATGGACTTCCCAGAGGTTGCACTCAAGGAAGGCGAGGACGAAGGCTGGGTCAAGGTGGACCTGTCGGGAGACGAGGATCTCGGAGACCTCAAGGGATACACGATCGAACTCGGGTACAAGCGTCGTCGCGGAGGCAAGATCGAGGAGTCGTTCCGGCTTCTGGACAGCACCGGAGAGGAGGCTCCTGGTCCACGAGAACTGCTGGAGAGTTTGTTCAATCTGCGAGCGTTCGATCCAATGGGTTTCGAGCAAGCGAAACCGAAAGAGCGTGCAGAACTTATCCGCAAGATGCTCGGCTTAGATTTCACTGAGCAGGACAAAGAGTACCAGAGGATCTTCACCGAACGCACCGTCGCTAACCGCCAAGTTAAGGATCTTCAGGCAAGGCGTGCTGCGGTCAAGGTCCCCAAGGATGCACCAGAACTGAAGGTCTCCGTGTCGTCTCTGCTGGCCGAACTCGACGCTGCCAACAAGGTCAACGCTGAGGCTGACGCTAAGAAGCAAGAGGCGGACAGGGCTTCAGTTGATGCAGCGAGGATTCAGGAGTACATCGCACGGAAGAAGGAGGATCAGAAGAAACTTCAGGACTCGATCGACGCTGCGGAGAAGGACCTAGTTGTTTTGATGGAGACCGCCAACACGCTAGAGCAGGAGGCTGCATCTGCCAATCGAGTTGACACCGCATCGATCAAGCAACAGATCGACTCTGCCGAAGAACTGAACCAGAAGCACGAGGCTCGTGTTGCTGCGGGCAGGTTGGACAGCGAGGTCCGGTCTGCAACAGTCAAGGCCGACTCGATGACCGCTCAACTGGAGGACATTACCGAGGCCAAGCGAAAGGCAATGGAGCAAGCCAAGTGGCCTGTTCCGGGAATGTCCTTGGACGAGGAGGGCGTGATGCTCAACGGACTGCCGTTCGAGCAGGCGTCTCGTGCCCAGCGTATTGCTGCGTCGGTACGGATCGGCATGGCGATGAATCCGAAGTTGCGGTTGATGGTGTCTCAGGACGGGTCGGACTGCGACCTGGACACCCTAAAGCAACTGGAGGAGATCTGTCGCGAGGAGGATTACCAACTCATCATGGAACTGGTAACTCGCGGCAAGGATGACGAAGGATTGTGTGCGGTCGTCTTTGAGGACGGCCAAGCGAAGGAGTAGAGTCAGTGCCTTTTCCGGGATAGGCTCCGGTTTATTTCAACCCTAACTACGGGAAAACATTGTGGCAATCGAGATCATTAAGAAGAAGCCTCACGGATTCGGAAAGAAGAAGATCGCTACTCCGAGCGTGAGAGCACACAGGTTCAACGGAGGTTCTGTCACCGTCATCATACTGGTGCCTGAACAGGATGGACTTTGTCGAACATTCCAAGGCGGCATTAAGCCGGGAGACAGGGTCAGCCTGTTCATCGACAAGGAGGAAAACAAGTTCGGCGTTGTTGCTGACTTGGCTGGTCAGGTCTGTGCGAGAAAGACCTCCAAGACTGGGTCGTCGCTCATCGTCCGTGCCGCGATCGACAAGGATCACGAGGAGTTCATTCTCGGGAAGAACTGGACTTTCGGTTCCTTCGGATTCATCGAGGAGGCAGCCTCGATTACGTTCACGGGATCTGAAGGCAAGACCGAGGTTCGTGAGAAGAAGCCGTCATGACCAAGATCTCAGAGACACCTGAGTACCAGAAGTTGTCGGTAGGCTGGCAGCGTTTCGCTTTCGGCCTATCGAAGTCTGCACTCAAGTCGATCTCTGAGATGGACATAGACGACCAGTCTGCCTTGCTTGAGAAGTACCTCAAGATCCATGACCTAGCGGAGCGTGGCAACATGCTCCGCAGGATGTTCGGTTCGACACAGCGGAAGCCAACTCCGGGTGAAGAACAAGAGATGTTGAACGCACTTGTTAAGCGTAAGCCTCGGAAGTTCGAGACTACGCAGCAGGTGGATAACGCCTTAGCTGAGGCTCAAGGTAAGGCAGAGTTACTCATGCAATCACTCCAGAGACTTTCGATCGACGGTCTGATTGCTAACACAGGGGCACGGCGTAAAACGATTGCACCGTGCCAGACGATTATCTCGACACTTAACTGGATGAGGATGAGGCTCAAAGATGCAAACGAACCAACGCAGGGAGATTGAACTGATCTTGGTAGGTGTTGCACTTGCCAAGTCCGAGCGAGACAAGGTCATGGTGCTGGCTCCTGGCTCATTCTCCAAGGACACCGAGGAGTTGATCGATGCCATTAGGACTCAGAAGCCAGGGCCGTTTATCAAGTTCATGTCCGAACGTGGGATTGCACCCGAGAAGGGCATGGACTTCATCGAGTTGATGGTGTCCAAGATCGCAGATTACAACAAAAGGGAGAGGCTTAATATGATAGCGACTCAACTGCATAATTGCCGTGTCGCTATGGGTACGGATGAGATGGTGGAATTTTTCAAGTCAACACTCAAGCAAGTAGAGGGTATGTGATGGCTGGCAAGACTTACGACAACAGCGGATTGCTTTCTAGGAACGACAAAAAGACCGAACCTGGTCACGCTGACCACAATGGATCATGCACGATCGATGGTAAGGAGTTCTGGATCAACGCATGGATCAAAGAGAAGGATGGGAGAAAGTTCTTCTCGCTGTCCTTTCGTCCCAAACAACCCAAGTCACAAGGAGGTCAGTCCAGTAAGGAGCAGCAGAGAACATACACCGTCGACGACGACACGCCCTTCTAGGTGCGAGCATCGAGACTGGGTTGACGAGAGGACGGACAACTTCCCGTGCAACATACGGACAACTTGTCGTACATGCGGCAAGTTCATAGGGTACAGGCCAGACACAATTCCTAAACGCAGAGCAAGAAATGAGCAGCGAGATGAAACCGATCTACTCGGTCACGGGGACGGCGGAAGTCATTGACCGAAGCGACGGACTGGGGTTCCACGATCAGTTGCTGAACGAGTTCCACGAACTGGACCGGAAGGTACGGGAACACGCCGCGTCTGCCCTAATCTTCTGCGATGCGTTGATGGAGATCTGTACCCGGAAACTGTACGAGGTTGACGGGTTCGCGTCTTGGCTGGACTACTGCTCGTCACGGAACATCTCCGTCCGTCATGCCCAGCGGCTTGTTAATGCAGGTAAGATACGCAGGGAGATTGCTACATGCGACCCCGGGGTCGCATTGCCAACGTCCGAGAAGCATCTCCGGGCTATCTCTGCGGTTCCGGAGGGAGATCGAGCCAAGGTCGTGCTAGAGGCCCAAAAACGGGCCGCTAACGAGGGCAGAGATCCAGTCACCCGAGATTACGCAGAAGCGGCCAGGACGCACCAGACGAAGGCTACGGCTGCCTTGCCGAAGGATTCCGCAGTGGTCCCCGGAAAGGTCCAGCCAAGGCACGCCGACCAGCCCGAGGAATACTTGGACGAGGAGGGCTATCCCGTTCCGGAGGAGTTGTGGCCGGTCTGGCGGGACATTCCGGAGTTTATGGACGTTGCGGACAAGATCCGGTCGTCCGGCGTTATGGAGCAGGCTCGTCGCCTGTTCAAGCTTGGGGTCAAGCACAAGGCTCCGAGCATCATTAAGGCCGCGAACGATATCGAGCGTATGCACAACTCGATGGTGCAGTTGGCGTTTAGTTGTAAGCCAGCCCTGGTTAATGGTGACGATTGGGTAACACGAGCGGAGGCATTGGAATCGTAGGCGAGGTTGACCGGCTTCACGCCGTTTCCCCTCGTTGGTTGCCTCGAACAACTTCAACACGTCCTCGGGAGGGACACATGCAAATAAGTATGGGTAATGGACAGACTAAATACGGACCAGGTGTTGACATTAAACTCACGGGAGATGAAGTAGCCACCGCAATAGACGCTTGGCTGGTCGCACAAGGAGTGCGCGTTCTAGGTCCGAGAACAGTGCATGTAAACGGTGAACTGTGCGACGATGGCAAAGTCTATGTTGACCCATCTGGCTTTGTCGTTGCAAACGGCAAAACGTACTTAGGTATTGAAGTGCAATCAAAGGGAGTCGAGCTATGAGTCAAGCGTTATTGACAGAGACGGACAGGATTAGGCACATCTTTTACAACTTTGAACTCCCCAGCAATGACTGCGGCTGGACGGAGATCGAAGGTTGCAGACTGATCATGACACCCTCGGGCCTATGCACGAGAGAGGACCTGCAAGGAAGGTTGATGCACGCTCAGAAGGACTGGTACATCCAAGGTCGTGACGATCACCGGATCATTGCGTACAGGAGTAACATTGCAAATTTCCTGACGAGGGGTTTGATCCAAGATGTTACCGTGGACAAAGCACTTGTCCTCGGAAAGAAGAAGCAGATAATCACCGAGCGAACATCAGCGAAGCGGTGCATCATTGATTACCTTCGCGTTGATTGTATGGGTGTATCCAAGTGGGGCTTCGTCATGCCCAAGCCGTTCGTGTGCTACGACCAAGGTGGCTCGTTGCGTTTTCGACAACTTGTTGACTAACTGGAGGTAAAGATGATTCAAGCACCTGTACAGGTACGTCCGTACCAAGACCGAATGATCGAGCAGATCCGGCAGGCTGCCGGTGAAGGCTTCCGTAGGATACTCGTCGTGCTACCTACTGGTGGTGGCAAGAGCGTGGTAGCTGCCAAGTTGATGCAGTTGTCCGCAGCCAAGGGTAGAGAGAGCATTTTCTTCGCTGCCCAGCGTGAGTTGGTTACTCAGATTGGCAACCAGTTAAACCGGATCGGACTCCCGTCTCGAACGATCATGGCTGGTGTCAAGCAGGAGTATCAGAGCTACGAGGATCAGGTCGATTCCCGATGTTCGCTAGTGGCACGAGATACGCTTTGGCAACGAGCGTTCAAGCGCAACAAACTCGAACTGCCAGCAGCGGACGTGATGCAGATTGACGAGGCGCACACCGCTGGATGCCCCACATACGTCAAGATCATGGAAGCGTACCAGAAGTCCGTCATCATCGGATATACTGCTACGCCGTGTCGGTCAGACAACAAGCCGCTTGGCCTGTGGTTCGACAAGATGATCATCGGTGCGTCCTACGAGGAACTGCAACGAGATGGATACTTGGTTCCTGTTAAGGTCATCGCTCCAGATAGACCTGACCTGAAAGGACTGAAGGTCTCTCGTGGAGACTACTCCAAGGGCGACCTAGAGAAGCGAATGAACCGAGACGAGATGGTCGGGAACATCGTCAAGGAATGGCTCAATCACGCACAGGGTAGGTCAACGGTGCTGTTTGCAGCAGGGGTTGATCACTCAATCCACTGCCGGGACCTGTTCCGTAAGGAAGGTGTCTCCGCAGAGCACATCGACGGTACGATGCCTACCGAGCAGCGTGACGACATCATGGCACGGGCCAAGGCCGGAGAGATCCGTGTCCTGTGCAACTACGGGGTTTTGCACACCGGCGTCGATGTTCCGCAGTGGAAGGTGATGATCTGTGCTAGGCCGACGAAGTCGTTTGGCTTGTTTAGGCAGATGGCAGGCCGAATCCAGCGTCCGTATCCAGGTCATGATCACTGCCTGATCTTAGATCACTCGGACAACACGTTGCACTTCGGATTCCCAGACGAGGATGTTGATTGGGACATCGAAGGTAATGCCGACCAGGGCAAACAGCACATGGAGAAAAAGAAGAAGGCCAAGGACGAGGCCAATCGAGAGCCTCACGCCTGCCCTCAGTGCAAGACCATGTACAAGGGCTACGCTTGTCCTTCGTGTGGCTACAAGACCGAACGGAAGGGCACGGAGATTCAGATGTCCGATGGTAAACTCAAGGAACTGGAGCGAGCCAAGGCCAACCGCAAGGCTACGCCGATGGACAAGCAGAAGTGGTGGGATCACTGCTTAGGTGTGGCCATCGCTAAGAACATGAGAATCGGTGCTGCTGCGCACATGTTCAAGAGCAAGTACGGCGTGTTCCCGAACAATACCGTACAGAACGTACCTCGGTCGAGTCAGTGGCAGATGAACGCCAAGGACTTTTACCACAGGGTAGTTAAGCCAGCAAAGAACGAGACGCTGGCCGATATTAGAGATTCGATGACCCTGTTCTCGTGAGGAAGATGATGGACCCAATTAAAGAGTGCTTAGCGTCTTATCGCTATGCGGCTGAGGCATTAGGCAGAGCATTAAAAAGGCATGGAGTTGACCACTCGAATGTAAGTAGCGTCACTCGAATGCTGCATGTCAACGACGCCCCTAATGACGACGGAATATCTGGGCTTTACTGCAAAGATGGACAGGCTATCATGCGGGCGTCGATGTGGCAGAAGCTAGATTGTAATCCGCTGCCTTATTACCGCAGGATCTTTATCATCCAGGACCTCGTAGATGCGTCGGATCAGCAACAAGAGGAGGAATCGACAGGCTGAGGCCAAACCGTTCCGAGACGCACTGGTAGCAAGCGTGGGGCACTGCGAGCGATGCCACAAGACGCCCAGGCAAGGCGTCAGGCTCTGCGTACACGAGATCTCAAACGGACCCTTGCGTCAGAAGTCCCTCGACCAGCCTTACGCTGTGCTGGTCCTGTGCTGGGGATGTAACGGGTTAGCAACGGACAAGGGAAGATGGAGCGAGGCCGCTCAGTTGCGTTGCTTGTTAGAATCGCGACCAGACCACTACGATCTGGTCGCGTATAACTATCTCGTCAGGCCGAATGCACCTAATAGGATTACTCAGGACGATGTAGATCAGTCTTGAGGCTTACAAGCCATTTTGTCTGGAGATTCAGTAGCGAAAGAAATGTAGTCTACATATCGGATCGCATTTGTTTCCATGTCCTCAACAGCAACCGCGTGTCCTTCGTACTGCCCTCCAAGCCAAGCACGTAAAATACCTCTTTTGTATGGGTCCTTGCTTGCAGCGTACCAGCACTCATCTCCAATCCTGTCAGGTCGGCTTGGCTGGTCAGGCTTTTCGCTTTGTAGTTGCTCAATCGCTCGAACAACGTCAGACAACTCGTCTGCTATGTTAAACGCCCGTGCTTTCTTGGCATCGCCAACTGCCCGCCTTAGTCCAGTGATTAACCTCTCGACTTTCTCTGCATTCAATCCACTCATCTTCTCATCCTTTGTTGGGTGTTAAGAATCCGGAGCCTATCCCGGAGTGAGGCTACTGTCATAAACTAATCGAGATCAACATCTACCCATCCAAGATACGACGCTTGATCGATAACCGAACGCGCGCCTTTGTTGTGGCCTCTGTAGTTGTTGATGTAGTTGTGTACCTCCTCTGCTGAGTCGAGTCTTGTCAGACTGTGGAGGTCGTGTCCAACGTCGGCATGGGCACTGTCGTAGTCCTGCTCAACGTCGTCGGGAGGAAACTCCCCGTTGCAGTTGCAGGACTTGTCGAAGTATCCATTGGACCAGTCGGTGATGAACTCGTCCTCTGACTCGAAGTACCTTGCCCACGCTGGCCTCTGGTGTGGCCTGAACACGAGAATGAACGGCTTGTTTCGTCGCGTCCTGCCCATCGCTTGAACTTGGAACATGCCTTGCTCTGTGACCTCGATTGTCCAGTATTGTTGATCATAAGGGATGCCAGTTTCTCGATGCACTGGCCTGTCGATCTTGACCAGACCTGCCTCCTCAAGTTCCTCGTAGTGCTTCATCCACTCTGTAAAGTGTCGACCTGCTTCGTTGCGGGTCGTGGCAAAGCAAAGTTCTTCGATCATTTCATTCGTGACGTTCATAGTATTGATCCAGTTTAGAGTAAAGATCCGGAGCCTATCCCGGGTTAAGGCTGACGACAGACTACCGAGAGCATCGAGCCAATGCTTTCCATTGGTCAAGTTGATCTTCTCCGAGCAAGAAAAAGGCACCCACCTCTTGGTGCCTTCCGTTGCTGTTCACCTTGCGTCCGATCTGCTCACCCTTGGCGTTGACCCTCGCCTGTAGCAAGCAGACTCCTCCGTGAGCAGCGGGGTTGTAGTTCCTGCTCGATACGCTGCCGGTGAAGCCTACGACAGCGATCGTCTTGAACTTACTTGTCAGTCCTGATGCCATGTCCTGATTCTCCAGTGTGAAGTTAAACCCAGACGCCCGAAGGCGTTTCGTCCTTCCGGACTCATCAGTGGGCTACCGCCAGTCGTAGCACTCGATCATCCAGAGGTGGTCGTTCTCCTCTAGGTCCAGCAACTCTCGACCTTCGATCTTCTTGATCGTCGTCGGGATGTAACTCGACTGTCCGTGGATTCTCTGGACCTTGTTCTGAAACCTGCGGTCGGCCTTGACAGCAGCCTCAATCGTCCGGTGACGACTGACGATCTTGTTGTTGAAGGTGTCGTAAACTGCGTACATAACTAACTCCCGTAGCGTTAAAGGAACTGGATCAAACGTCAGGTGCAACTAACCAGAACGAGACCTGGGCCTCGGTGAAATACTTGCTGTCACGGATCTCATTCCGTGGGGCACAGACCGTGATGGCCTTGCCGTCAGACTTGCGAACCATGCGAACAACGATGTGAGTCTCGCTGTTCATCGGCCAGTGTGGAAGATGTCCAGCCACCATGTAGACCAGGCTGTTGTCCGCAGCATACTTCTCTGCCACCTTCCTGATTGGTGACTCCATGACGATCGTTGCTGCGGCGAGGTTGGCTGTGTTGCCCCACTGTGCGTTGGCCATAGACTGCCAATAGGCCCTGTAGCAAGCCTTAGCATGGAACAATCCGGGGAACGTCGCCACAACGTAGCAGCAGAAATCCTCGGCGGTGTAGAACCTGTGCTTGGGAAGCACTAGCATCGGGAACGCTTTGCACACGCACTCGTGACGCTGGGTCGACAAGTACATACCGCAGTAATACTCGGCCTCGATCAACCAGATGCCTGGTGCGTGCTCGAACGGGTTACGAGTGAACTTTCCCCACGTTTGAGGCGTTCTCGTAGGACTCTTGCAGCTTGCGAACATATTGCATACCTGACTGTACGAGGAATACTTCTTGGGCTAAATCGAACGAACCACGCTCACACATCACTATATCAGACAGGCTGATCTCGTCGCTGTTGAGCATCTCCGCAAGTACGATCATGTTGTCGATCGTGCATTGTCCTTGCGGATTGATAAGGCTACTAACCTTTTGCTTCGGTGTCATTATTTTACCTCGGGCTTGGGACCGACGTTGGCCACATTGGAGCGACGAATCGCTCCCCTCTGTGTTAATCGTATATCAAGCAAATTGCCAACAAGATCAGCATCTCAAGTCCGAAGATCCAGAATGGCGATGTTGCTGTCACCCATCCGTAGTTGGCTATTCCTACGGCTTTGAGAGGTATCGTTATCGCTGCAAGCACTACTGACCAGCAGAATAGCCACTTAATTACAAACGCAGTATCGCTCCGCATCTTCTTCATCGCTGCTCCAGTCGGTGTTAATCACAGCATCTTGGCGAAAAACAGCATCAAAAGGAAAAACAGGACTACCGCAACAGGAGTCCAGAACGGTGCCGTCACCCATATCCAAGACCAGTGAATGACACCGCATAACTTGAGTGTGACAAAGACGACTCCAAGGAGTCCAAGCACACCGATGCCTCCCGATCCGGATGAATCTTTACTTGCCATTGAATCCAACCTAGTCGCCTACAGGACAAGCGAGCAGGACGGCGATGATCCTGCTCGCTTATTGGGAATGAACTAGATAACCTCGAACAACTCGTAACCGAACTGCTCGAACCACTGGCGGACTTCCGTCATGCCACAACCAGAGAACCTGGGTGCGATCTTGTCAGGATCTTCGTCGATGACCTTGTTGATCGCATCGCTGATGGCAGAGGATATTTTGTCGTAGCCGTATCCGCCAGCACG